GCGCAGGTTCAAAAGTTACACTGTTGTTTGCTAATGCTTCTTTGAGTTTGTCAGTGGCAGCCACAGAGCGCAGTGGTAGTAGGAATTCGTTTGAGCCATCATGCGGTAGCTCAACTCGTATAAGCAAGCATTCGCCATCATGGGGACTCTTAAGGCGCTGGACTGGGTACATCGTGAAATGCAGTAGCAACTCATCAGGGTCTTGCACCATGCCTTTCTTAGTAGAACGTGGAGGAGGCGTGAAGTACACACCGCCATTGGCTCCGCGAGAGTATGGATACAGGAAGTCAGGAAAGGCTACATATTTTTGGGTATTCGTTTCGAGCCGTATTGGTTGCGCTTCATCTTTGGTTTCTCCGGCAACTGCTGGCTCTTCAACAACGACCTCAACGGATTTGAGGACTCGACCAAGCTCAATAGGCCCCCGCTTACCAAGGACTGATCTGTGAGGACATCCATCACACCCCCCTCTGTTTTCTCTTTCAAAGGCATCGCAACTGTGCGCCCACTTTGCGCTTGAGATAGATTGGGCGCGTTTGTTCTCGACGTTCTGCCAGTCATACCTGTCATCGTGGTTGGACATGTCATGGATTGCTGAATCAGCATCTCTACACCGAGAGGCGACAGATATTCCAGCGTACCACAACGGCTCTGGACAACCATTCGTGGTGAGGATTTGTTTAAGTTGAGCACAGCCAGTCCCTTCTATTACGCTCTTGTACGCAATGATTCCAAAGTCATATTCAAAATTGCCATTCAGTTTGTCGTAGATTGCTTGGGTGTCTTCATCAAGTCCCTTGGCAACCTTGGATAGATCAAACTTCTCTTGGACTTCTCCAAGTAATGCAGTAAACAATTCAAATGGATTCGCATCTGCGTCTTGTATAACTTCACAAGGTAGTGGCTCTCCTTTTAAATTTCTACTTCCGGGGGCCCGCAGTATGCGTGCGGCATCAGCTGTAACTGCCTCATCTATTAGGAAATCATTGTCTAAGCAGAGTTGTTTGAATTTCTCTGCGTAGGGCTTCCAAATATCCGTTGGTACTTCATCAGTAAAAGGCCAGTAAGCGTGTACGCCTCGTCCGGAATTTACAATTACAGGGGATGGTAATTGCTTTTCTTCTACAAACTGATGCAGTCTGATCAATGCGCCTTCCCATGTTGGGAATGGTTTGTTTTCACCACAGTCAAGGTCAACAAAGAATGCTCGCATGAAGATGCATGCATTGGCCTTGCGTTGATACCCTTCAAATGTACCGACTCCAAAAAATGTATTGAAGTCATCGGCATCAAACTGTTGTATATATTCTAGGGCTTCATCTAGGTCTTCAGTAAACTTGGGACGGACTACTCCATCTTTCATTCCCACCACACAGATGTTGCCCTGCGTTGGCAATACTTTCTCGTAAAATTGTTTGTTCATGATCGCAGAGACAAAAAGGGCGGAGTCCGGCTCCGCCCGTAACAATAAGGACTAATTAGTCCGGCTCTTTAAGCGAACTGCTTTTCAAAGGACGACCTAGAATGTCCTCCGCATAAGCCTTCGCTTGCGCAAGACTGTTGACTGGCAACAATCCGCGTTTTTTATCCTCCTCTAGGATGTCTATAAAGACTTCAATCTTGGTACGAGTGTTAGGCCGTATAGCCCCGCCCCTGAACCACGCATGTACAGTCATGCGTGAAGTCTCAAGTACTTCTGCAACATAAGATGCATTCAACCCTGCCTCGATGCAATGCTTCGCCAAATCGATTCCAAGGTTGTACTTGCCGTTGTCCTGATTTACTAGGTCAACAAGTTTGGGGCTATACGTTCTGACCATTTACTTCTTTGCCCACTTTTTAACAATGTCACTCACATCTTCGGCAGTCTCAGGAGCCGCCTTGCGAGTTGTTTCGCGCTTGACTGGCTCTGCAATTTCTACTTGCGCAGGTGCTTCAGTCTCGCTACCACCATCAGTCTTATAGACTGTCAAGCGGATAGCGTTCTCTGCCGCAGGTGTTTTGCCTTGACGTGCAATCACATCACGTACGTCTTCCGGTACGGCACTCACTGGAGCAAACAACAGACGAGGCACAGGTGAGTTGATGTCGAACTGCATCTTTGTCACGATGCGACCTGCGGAGACATTGTTGTTAGCCAACATTTGAATGTATGGTCTGAAAGGCCACTTACCGCCTTCTTCTTTACCGAATGCGCTTGTTGCCGGTAGCACCAACTGATACACATCGCCTGATGGATCATTAGGCAACACCACAGCAATGCGCCATGACAAACGGCAAGCGGAACCTGTACCGCCTTGACCTGAACCCTTGACTGACTGAGGACACTCAGCGCAAGTTGCCGCGCATGGAGATGTAACCTCTGCGTCAGGAACTTTGGAGTCATTAGACCAGCAAGCAGGGGACAACTTAACGCCCTTCTTGTAGGATTGGTTGTAGTATGTGCGTGATGCTTCATGCGCCATCTTCACGATCACTACATTCATAGAGTTGTCTGTATTGACACTCTGCTCTTTACCGCCAACGATCTTGCGGAATACACGTCCCTCAATAGAAATACGCTTGTTGCCTTTGGTTGCACCACCTGCTACTGCAAGTGTGTCTTCGTCAAGGCCGAGGCCAACTAAATCAGATGTGCCGAGAATGGTTGCGAGTTCGTTACTCATTTTGGATTTCCTTAAACTAATGTTTCACTGGTTGATGAAGCTTTGCGTACAACAATATCGTATTCACGCAATGCATTTACTCCGGGGGGTAGGCCATCGCCCACTCTCTCAGACATAAATTCTTTGAAGTTGCGCTGATGGATGCGACGTTCAAGCAGATCAATCGAGCCTTCCAACTCAATGAACTTTTTAAAGTTGTCCCAATCAGTGCAAAAGAAACGGTCTTTGACTTGGCGTGTAACTGTGCCACTGTTTGTCTTAAATCCGTTTTGATTGTTCTCATTGCAAATTGCCAAAAGTGCTTCTTTAATTGATTCCATAGCATCTTTTAGTTCTTCGTCTTGAGACTCATAGTTTGCCTTTAATGACTCGCGCATTCTGCGAATCTCAAGGTAGTCTCCTACTAACTCTTCGGTGTCATTCACTTTTCTCTCCTTTAATTTCTTCACGATACAGGTCTACCAATTTTTCGTGCATGTCCACTTTGCCCTGAAGCATCTTGTACATACGCCTTTCCACCTCAGACCCTTGGAGGTGTATTACTGTCATTTTGTTTTTCTGACCCACGCGATCAATTCGCGCAATGCACTGTAGGTAAGTCTCAACGGACATTACAGGCGACCAAAAAACTACGATACTCGCGGCAGTGAGCGTGACACCGTGAGATGCAGATTGTGGCTGAATTAACAGTACTTGTGGGTCATCTGTTGTTTGAAACCGATTAAATATTGCTGATCGTTGGTTGGCTGACACATCACCTGAAATGATTTCTGTAGAAACGTTATCTTTGGTTAACGAATCTTGAACCAACTTGATGGTGTGCTTGTATGGGATAAACACGATAACCTTGTGCAAGGCTTCATCCATCACCTCTTTGAGAACCTGCAATCGCGGAGATACATCGAACTCGATGATGTTGTGGTCGTCTGTATATACAGCACCACCTGATAGCTGAAGCAGTTTGGTCAATGATGCCGCAGCATTTACTGTGCTGATTGTCTCGCCAGCCGCCTGAATCTGCATCTCTTTGACGAGTTCCTTATAGTATGCTGACGCTTGACCCGTCAAAGGTACTTCGCGTGTCTGATACATCACATCGGGCAAGTCTAAGCATTGGTCTTTCTCATAGCGGATTGCGGGTTGCAACGCCTTGAATACTATGTCTCGGGCAGTGGGCTTGGGATGCCACTTAAACCTAGATGCCTGAACCATCACCATGTCTTTCCATGCAGTCTTGTACTTGGGAACATTGGATGGGTTGACTAGCTTGGCTAACCCAAATGCGTCCTCGGGAGATTGGGATGCGGGTGTACCTGTCATCATCCACAGATAGGTAGATGGTTTGATGATCTTGGCAAGAGTCTTCCAACGTATTGTGCTTGGGTTCTTGTATGCATTGGCTTCATCGATGATGATCAAGTCAAAATCTTTGGCGATAATTGCTTCGCGCTCAGCGTTAACACCATCGTAATTGATGATGACAAAATCGTAACTTGCTTGGATGACTCTCCTGCGCTTTGAGCCGTGGGCTATCGCGCATGTGCGGTGCATTGCTGTTTTAAAGAGGTCTGCTTGCCATGCGCTTTGCATAATAGAAAGTGGGCAGACGACTAGCACTCTCTTAATTAAACCTTGGTTCATGAGGTAGTCAGCCGCCCAGATTGCCGCAGAGGTTTTGCCTGTACCTGCCTCATTGAAGCAGAACGCTCGTCTATGAAGTGTGAGAAACCTAGAAGTATCTCTTTGGTGGTCAAACGGTTGGAACATCCCGGGCCAGCCGTAGTGTTTCTCGATAGGAGATGGAATCTTATGGGATGTATCTAGTAAACGTGTGAGTGTTTGAACCTCTTGGATTCCCCAGTAAACAAGCACCTGCACATGGTTGCCTGTCGAGCCTACTATTTCGCTCTTGTCAATGTACTTGGTGATCTGATCTGCCATGTCATGTGAGCAATATAAACGCAATGCAATGTCGTCAACTATATCCATACTATCTTTCAACTTGTTAGGTGCAGGGATTCCACCTGCCCCACATCTCTTTAACGTCTGCGTGTCCTAGACGATTAGTCCTGTCGTGGGTGAAAGTGTTAACTCTAGGAGAGAAAGCCCCACCGACTAATTGACGCGGTTACGAGGCCAGCAATCTGCAAAGCACGCCTCTGTGTCCACTCACGCCTTACGACACATCTCTATTATGGAGTCTTAATCTTAATTGTCAAGTTACTTTTTGAAAAATATTGTAGGTGTTTTCACTTACGCTTCTCACGCTTACTAACTTCGGAGACTAAGTTTCCTTTAGAGTCGCGTTTGAATGAACGGTTTTTAGCTACGCTTTGAATGCGCAAACCGTCTTTGTTTGAACCGCCCTTGTCTAAGGCGCGAACGTGGGACACATCCTTACCTTCTCTGCGATCAGCTTTGCCGTTTCCATTTCCGTCTGAGCCAGTCTTGTCGATTGAACGACGACCGCGCTGACGCTCCATCCTACGCTCATGCTCACCTCTAGCTTTCTGCTGTTGGTATTCTTTATCATAGGGTCTAGGTTTATTAACGTACGGCATGTTACCTTCCTTTGTGGTACTCGCATGTGTTGACTGGACACCATCCGCACAAGGGCGTGGGGTTGGCTTGCCATGTATCTGTCTCAAACGAATTATGCAGTCGTTCAAGACTCCAAGTAAAGTCTTCCCAATAACTATCTATCTTTGAACGCTCATAGTCAGAGGTCACAAAGTGTTCGTGGGCTACAAACAATAGACCCGCCTTGATGTGTTCCAACTGAGGAAAATGAGCAAACGCCATGAGTGCCATCAACTGTAACTGTTTTGGGTCAGGGTACTTGTTGCTTCCTGTCTTGTAGTCCACGATAAAACCTTGGTCATCATTGACAACTAGCAAGTCAGCGATACCGCGAACCCAATAATCTTTTGCGCCAAATGTGCAAGGCTCTTTGGCATAAGTAAGCGCCATGCGATGCTCGGGATACTTGTCCCCTTCCATGTCACGCAGTGGGTCTAACTGTTTACTAAAGTGTGCGTAATTCTTAAGAAGCGGAGTACCATCTTTAACATAGTCTTCCAGTGCAGAGTGAACCTCTGTACCATACCGCATCTCTTTGGTAGGAAACTTTGTGAACCTTTTTAGTACCTTAACTTCTTGGTACTGTTTAGGGCAATTCGCGTAGTCCTTGATACCGGAGTACGACCATTTAATTTCAGATGGGTGCATGATACTGACTTTGACTAGGAGTTTTTGAAGCCCTCATCGTACCATTTCTTTTATCTTCGTCATAGTGTCCGATAACATAGTCTTTGACAATCTTACCGTTCTTCTCGTCGCCAACAAGCATGGGCTCGACCCATGCGCGTATTCCAGATTTATATGTTCTCCAGTGACCTCTTCTCCAGTGCTGCCGTGGAGAGGCGTGTGTCCCTTGAGGTATGCTTGGTAGAGCTCTTTTTTGTGCGGTGACTGAGATCAAGCGAAATTCAATCAAGGGTTTCTTGCCCTTGCGCATCTTCTTCTCGTTGACTTCTATATCTCTTGGGGTAGGTACAGACATATAGACTTCGCCTGTGTGATAAGTCATCATATAGATAGCTCTTAGCACATTGTATATTATGCTTCCAAGTTTTGGAATCCACTTTTCTTGAGAGATATGAGTTTGACTTGCTATTGATAGTACTTGCGTCTCCCCATCTAGGAAAACTTCTACGCCAGTCGTGGCTATATGCAAGGGCTTGTTAATATCTTCAGCTAGAAGTGTATGTACTGTTATAGCGTTTTCTTGTTGTGTAACAATGAAAAAAGCAAGTCTATTTATGATGCTACCGTATTCATCCATGTACGAATAAACACGCTCTTCGGTTTCGTACTGCCCTGTGATAACAACAATTTTAGGGAATGGCAATTTAATCTTGCCTTCCTCAATAAATACATTCTCAAAATCAGGTGGGGTTTCATAGTCTCGTTCAATTGCTATCTTGGGGTACTTAACAATAGCATTGACCACTTCTTCTCCCGCGCCTTCCAAACCAACCCACTCCTTTTCCTTTACAAAATCGCATACTTCACCCATTATGAGTCTAAGGCCATCTTTTATTCTTGCGTCTTCTAAACCTTTTCTTAGGGATTCATATCTTGTATTAGCCGCAATGCGCCCAAATGAAATAATTTTTAAATTTTCAGGGTTCTGTGTCATTTTAGTTTTAGTCACAGCAAGTTTTTCAAATTTACTCATTAGCAATCTCCATAAGTTGCTCCCGCTTTTGCTTCACATGCGACAGGTAGCCCACTCGCCCATGTTGGCGGTTTGAACATGAGACCAGTTATGACCTCTAGGGCTATGTCAACCTTGTCTTCTTCTACAACCACGACTGCGGCATCATGCACAGTCAATGCAACGCGATACTTATCATTGATCTCAACCATCTGAGTACCCACGATTATTCGCGCCAACGCTTGAACAATGTTCTCTACAACTCCACCGCCCCAAATGGATATCTCGCCTCTGCGTGAGTCATAGACAATCTGTGACTTGCCATCCTTCTCGGCCCTGCGTAGGTTTGGGTATCGGATGCGCAAGTTATTAGGCAAGATGATTCCTTCCGCGTCGTAGAACACACAACCATGCTGACCGAACGATAGTGGCTTATCAAACTTCTTGTTCATCATGTCCTCAAGCAGTCGATCAGCTTCATGCCATAGGTCAATGATCTTGTCGTTCTTATCTCGGTACACATCCACAATACGTTTACACTCTTCTGCATCAAGCTTGACATTAGGGGGTGTAGTGGCTAACGTGTGTTGTAACTTTAATGACCCAGTGCCGTAGCCCAATCCCAAGATACAAGTTTTACCCACAAATCTCTCAATTGGGTCTTTCTTAGATATGGGTCGCTCATAGATACTGGATGCAAACACAGAGTACACATCTTCACCATCTGCGAATTGTTTAACCACATCATCTTGACCCGCAAGCCACGCAAGCACGCGAGCCTCGATCTGCGATGAGTCAGAGTTAATTACTAGATAGCCCTCGGGCGGGATGATTCCCTTCTTCAAGGCTTTCTTTTTTACATCACGGCTTGGCAAGTTCTGAAAGTTAATCTTGTCTGACCCCGACCATCTGCCAGTATGTGCGCCATAGTATTTCAGGGGGACAGGAATCATTCCTCTGTTGCGCTTGCCTATATCAATGAATCGTTGGATGCGCTTTTCTTCTAAAGTTGACTTCGTGCCGAGACGTACTGCGCACAGGTGTTGGATAAAAGTATCTTCATTCTCAGTTAACGCAATGAAGCCCTCATCCTTCTTAGCAAGTGCGGGTACTTCTTTGCCAGTCGTAGGACTATTCTTGAGTGGCACAGTCACACCGAATCCTTCTAGCACCTTTGCGAACTTTTGATTGCTAGAGAGTTGCTTACGCACCTCCTCCTCAGTCGTGCATTCAAGCTTCTCCATCAGCGATGAGAGTAATTCGCTCTGCTCTTTGCGTAGATCATCAAGGCGTTGCTGAAGAGTCTCCTCATCCACATAAAGCATGGGGTGAGTGAACATGCGTATGGTCATGTCTATTAGTTTGAGTTCCTCCATCGGGAAACCCTTAGACATGTTATTGAACAGTTGGTATGTCAACGCGACATCGTTACGGCAATACTCTCCGTACTGCGCTAAGTCCTCGGGAGTAAAGTCCGAACGTGTCTTGTCGATAGCGGCAGTGACCTCTGTACCTTTCTCACCTATTCCATATCGGAGTGCGAGCTTGGCCAGAGAACCACCGACCTCCACACCATGTATAGCTCTCGCCATACATAGCGTGTCTAAGTAAACCATTGGAGTGATACCAAAGTGCCACTTCAAGATCGCGCCATCAAACAACGTGTTGTGGGCAAGCATCATACTGTTCTTCCAGTCAAATTGCTTCAGCCACTTGCGTGTTGCTTCGCGGTCTCCCGAGAACCATACTGGCTCACCAGCGTCAACCTGTACTGCAACCCCAATAACTTCAAACCGCGAGTCTCTGATGTACTCCTCCGTGGTCTGAGTTCTGAAGCCTAGGTCTTTGCTTGTGTAGTAGGTCTCAAAGTCAATGGTGATAAGGCTCATTGATTACTTAGTTGAGTTGATTTCGCGTGTCAGATACCATTGCGCTTTGCGTAAGTCTTCTAACTTGCTGCCCTTGTGATCGGCTCTCGTTAGATACTTAATTACATTACCTAGGTTGTAGTTCAACTTCTTCGCTTCGATGAAGTCGATGGTCTCGATGCCACCTACCGTGTAGTGAGGCGGTTGATTTACAAGATCAGGGGTAGCTGAAACTTTAGGTAAGTATGAAACTTCCACCATACGCTCGGGGGCTTCCATGCGAATCTTACGCTTGTATGTTGGCTCTAGCATTGTGCTAATACTTTTATTCGTGGTAAGGGTAGTTAAGGGAACCGCCGGGATAGTCGGTAAGCGCCCAGTTGTTTTAAGCTTGTTCTTAATGACGTACAAGTACTTGATGTCAATGCCCAATGCGGAAGATACCTCGGCATGCTTAGCATCGGGGAACTTCTCATAGTGGCGACGAACTTTTTCGATTGTGGTGAGTTTGCGTTTTGTCATATAGACTTTCTTAAGTAAGGTTAGGGATTGATATAGTAAGGCTTAGTTTTTATTTGTCAAGTGGTTTTTCAGAAATATTTTTTAACCTTTCATAATATTGTTTAGGAAATGGATCTTTGTTATCTAATAACTTTCTTAACCATTCAGCACCTCCAAGGTGATTAAGAATAATCCAATGTCTATCTGACATTCGTACTTGCCTACCCATGAGTGGCTCGGGCGGTTTAGGTCTTGGCATTATTTAAAGTCCTTGATGTTGTTCGGTTAGTCCAGCACATTGCACACACCCACTTGGATGGCGACATGTGTATGCCACCTTCAGGGGGCTTTGCTACTTCGCACTTACCGCATAGCTTGTAGCCGTGTAATGGTTGCTTACTGCCTATATCTAATTGTTGTTTAACAAATCCGTTCATGGATTTCCTTTTCTTCTTGCGTGGATAGCGATTGTTTTACTGCGATAGTCGATGCCTGAGAAGTTTGCATACTCAGCCAATGTCCTTGCCTTGCCTAACCCATAGATGCCAAGGTCAGCGTTGTGCTGTAGTAGTGCGGTCATCCTCGCCTTAGACTTGTTGTCTAGTTCCCACCACCGTTGATTTCTTTCCTTATCGGAGTTGGGAGACCAATGAACCTCGCGGTGTGTTGTCGCTACATCCCCTGTGCTATACAAGTGATAGATCGGCACATCTGTAGTGTGATAAATATCCCATCCATGTGTCCATGCACGCACCGAGAGAGTCTGCTCCTCGCCCTCAAAGTACAAGTGCGGGTCGTAAGGCACTTCGTATACAAACCGCCCATGAGTGAAGATAAAACCTGCCGCCATGTGGAAGCCTTTAACAGGCGTATCACTTGTAATCGATGCCGCAGTAAAAAGAATGATCGTGTTATCTTCTTTAAACTCAAAGTCATCGTTGACATAGTTATACAGAATCCCATCGGTAGTTCTCTCAGGTACAGGAGCATCATCAACCATCTTGAATGGGTGTGGGTAATTGGATATAACAAACTTAGGCGACATCTGTGAGCAACGTGCTGCCGCTATGAGTAGTGTGTCATCCCACCCCTGATCAAATACCATGTGAGAGTCGATCTGCATAAACC